CTTTGATATTATTCTTTTCAAGAGTCGGTGTACTAATTTCTAACTCAAGATATTCTTCACCAATAAATGGGAAAAGATTAACTAGATCTAAAGAGTCTTTTAGAATTAAACTTCCAGTAATAAATGGTGCAAAAAGATCTTCATAAAACTGAACATTAATTACCTGCGCACCTACATCCTGATAAAAACCTTTTGCAGTTATTATCTTAACTTTGTCAATGCTGACATCGCCAGCGAATCTCAAAACTTGATTTGGTTTCATTACAACAGATCTTTATAATCTTTAAGAATTGTATTAATAATTTGTGGTGAAATAATTTTTATTCTTCGTTTTTCTTCATTCTCATCTCTAAACCATTCTATATTTGTCAAAGGGACTGCACCTGAAGCAGTTGAATTAACATTATATCCAGCAGCATTTACATAATGATGAATGTAGTTTTCACGACCAGTTGTTTTAACTGTAACTGTACCACCAGCAGTACCAGTTGGAGTAGAAGTTGCAGTAAATGTAAAGGTATCTGCTGTCGCTGATGTTATTGTATATGTTCCATTTGGTGCATTTGTAGTGGCAGTTGCACCTGATAATGTAACTGTTGTAGTCGGTGAAGATAATAATCCGTGGATCGCTTTAGTTACTGTAATTGTTGTTCCACTATATGACCAACTTGTTGCAGTAAACGATGGATTAAATACTGCTTTACCTGCTTCAACTAATTCTGGTTCTGGCAAAGGAAAGTCTGTTAGATAGTCAAAACGCTGATTTGCCAACATAATAATCCAATGATATTCTGGATTACCATAAATCTTTTCTGCGATAATTTCTGGAGTCTCTCCATCTACAATATCATACTCATCAAATACGGTAATGTTTTCTAAAACTTCTTTACGAAATCGAACATTTCGTGTAATATCTTTTACGATAGAAGTTTTTGTTTCATATGGACCATATCGAAAGTCGTATAAAAATTCTGGGAATTCTTTGAAGTACATTACATACCATCCTTAACTTTATCTTTAGTGAGAAGAGCAAGTTCTCTAAAGTTCATTGTTACATTAATCTGAGTTGGCATACCATTTTCAAATGTAGTAAAGTTACCGTTTGGTGTATAGTTAATACTCATTTCTGTTAATACACAAGATGTATGGCGATGTAAATTTCTGTTTTCTAATCCATTTTGATAATAGAAAATGTCAAACTCTGATGGGTAGATATAAACAAAATTGTTTGCATCTTTAAATTCTGGATGCATGTGATATTTAAATTCGTAAATAATGCGCATCACATTTTCTGCTTCAGCTGCACTTCTTGGGAAGAACTGATAATCAAACTGAAATGTTCTAAAATCTACACCTTTAAATACTTGTTCTTTCTTTGGATTTGCTGCTAATCCAGTAGCGTTTGATAGTGCAGCACCACCTGGACCTTTTGATAACATAAGATTAGTTACTGCAGCTTGTGCTGGTTCAGCAAGATCTTTCGCCTTACCACCAGAAGAAGTCGCTTTAAGGATTTCTTCAATACCAGTAGAAGCCATTGCCATTGCCAATGTGTCTTCTTCAGACCATTGCATACCATAACGAATCTGTAATTGATTTGGCACATGCATTGCTATGGCAGTCTTTAATCGTTTTTGCGCACGAGATGCAGTTGCTGCATAATTAGCAGTTGCACCAGCACCAACAGTAGCCAATGCTGCAGCACCAGCAGAAGCACCACCAATACCCAACGCTTTACCTAATAATGCTCCACCTGCATTAAGAGTAGCATTTGCAGCAAATAACTTAGTTCTATCCAGATTTTGTGCAACGAAGTCTCCACGATCTCTTGGTGGGATTTCTTTAACGAATTGATCCTCTCCAAGTTCTTTTGCTAACTTGGAATCAACAGCGACATTAATATAAAATACAACATAGTTTCCACCATAACGATTATCGGAAGCCATTAAATCGTCTGGGTATGAGTGACTTTTTACTTCATACTTGTTTAATTCGCCATTCTTTTCAAACTCTCGTGGACCACCTCGTTTGGTGTAGAGATTTGTTACTGCCGAATCGATAGCATTGTCGATTCTGCGGATATCTGCTTGACTAGCCATTTTGTGCCTTTTGACCTAAATAAACGGAGTTTATCCTAATTACTTATTTATGTTCCATAAGAGAAAGTACACTCCAATATTCCCAGAAAAATACGCTGGAGATCCAACCAATATTATAATGAGAAGTTCATGGGAAACCATGTTTGCATCTTGGTGTGATAAAAACCCTAGTGTAGTTAAATGGTCTTCGGAGGAAACGATTATACCCTATCGTTGTCCTACGGATAATCACATTCATCGTTATTTTGTAGACTTTAAAATAACAGTAAATACAGGAAAAACATATCTCGTTGAAGTTAAACCTTATAAACAAACTCAGCTACCAGAGTATCCTGGAAAACGAACTCAAAGATACCTAATGGAGTCTTTAACCTTTATGAAAAACCAAGCAAAATGGGAGGCTGCAACTAATTACGCTAAAGATCGTGGTTGGGAGTTTAAAATTATAACCGAACACGAGTTAGGTCTGACACCTAAATAATCTTATGGCTAAAAAATCAACCTTACTCGATGTATTTGAAAAGAATCAATACGACCTAAAAACAGCAGTTAAAAAGAGTCGTGCTTGGTTCGAACAACAAGTCTTAATAATGACTAGGCAACAACTCACTCCACAAAGAGTGTTAAGTGGTAATCCTGAACAATTGGTCACTAGGATAATGCCTGGACATCTATACATGTTTGTATATGATCCAAAGACTAAAGCAGAACTACCGTATTATGATAGATTCCCTTTAGTGTTTCCTTTCCGTAAAACTCCAGATGGGTTTATCGGTTTGAATATGCACTATTTACCGTATCCATTAAGAATCAACCTATTGGACAATCTATTGACCTATGCGAGCAATCAAAGATTTGATGAAACTACCAGATTAAAATATTCATGGGCACTAATTGATGGCATGTCTAAGTATGCAGCTGCAAAACCCTGCGTAAAACAGTATTTGGTTGGACATGTAAGAACTCAATTCCGACAAGTAGAATCTAGTAACTGGGCAACTGCCATGTTGTTACCTGTTGAGAGATTTGTCGGTGCATCTAAACAAGAAATCTGGGCAGACTCCAGAAAAATAATTAGGAAGAATTAAAATGGCACTTAATCTACCATTTTTAACAAAAGACGCTTTAAGAGGACCAGCCAAACCCAGAAGCATTGGTGATTTTATATCTCAAGTAAAAGCTGGAGCGATGGCAAGACAGAATCGTTTTGCGGTATTGTTCACTCCACCATCTGGTGTAAATCCACAAGCATTACAAAAAGTTCTTTTATTCTGCGACACAGTGCAACTTCCTGGAGTTAATTTCTCTACAATTCAGAATAGAACATATGGTGAATTCCGTGAAGTTCCATACGAGAAATTATATGACAATGTGAACATGACTTTCTATGTTGACAATGATCTAAAAGTTAAAGATTTATTTGATCGTTGGGTTGATCAGATTCAAAATCCAACTACAAGAAACTGGAACTACTATAATAACTACATTACTAATATGGTTATTGAAGTTCAAGATATCAATGATAATACTCGTTATGAAATGACTTTATGGGAATGCTATCCAAAGAACATTGGTTCGGTTAATCTAGATCAAGCATCAAAAGAAGTTATGAAACTTCCAGTTACTATGCAATACAAATATTGGACAGCAACTGCAGTAACTCCATTAAAAGATGGCGAGAAAGTTCCAACAAGTTGGTTCGATAAACTATCAAAGAACTTTACTGGATTCCAAGAAACATTAAACAAAACTATCGGTACTCAAGCAGGTAATTTCCTAACAGGTTCTGCTCTTACATATGGTGTAACTAAACTTCCTGGATTATTAAAATTCTAATGAATAACTGGCTAAAAAGTATGTTGGCAGACGGAGTTAATGGATCTGTTTCGAGCAAAAGAGTTATAACTCTTTTGGCATTTTTAATATGTGCATTCGTAATGATAATGGATGTGTTTGGATATAAAGGAACACCTGCATTATTTGAGTCGATGATATATATTGTTATAGCTGGGCTAGGGTTTACTGCATCAGAAAAGTTCGCTAAGAAAGATTAAATAATGTATCAATATAAATGTAAAATTAATAAAGTCCTTGATGGCGATACTGTTGATATTGATTTGGATTTAGGATTCAATATAATTTTAGTAAACCAACGAGTTCGTATGGCAGGAGTTGACACACCTGAATCAAGAACTGCTGATAAAGAAGAAAAAGTTAGAGGTCTTTTATCTAAGAAGAAACTAGCTGAAAAACTTCCTGTTGGATCATGGCAAGTTATTGAAACACAAAAGTCTGATAATAACGATGATAAGTTTGGTAGAATTCTTGGGGTTTTTCTTCTTGAAGATGGAACAAGAGTTAATGACTGGTTAATAAAGAATAACTATGCTGTTCCATACAAAGGTGAAAATAAAGAATTAACACAGGCAGAACATCAGGCTAACAAAAAGATTTTAATGGAGCGTGGCGAATTATAATGAAAATTGATGACTCGTTATCTGAAGTTTTTGAAGTGAAGACTATGACACCTACTGAAGTAATTGATACAGATGGTGTGATTGTATCACAATCAAATAATAAAATTGAAGATGATTATGAAGTAACTCGTAATAATCTTCGTATCCTTTTACAACAGGGACAAGAGGCACTACAAAAGTCTTTGGATGTGGCTATGCAGTCAGAGCATCCTCGTGCTTTTGAAGTTGTTGGAAATCTAATGAAACAGCTGGCAGACATTAATCAGCAATTATTAGATTTACATCAACAGAAACAAAAATTAGATGAGCCATCTAAGGCAGATAAAGCCAAACAGGTTACAAACAATGCTATCTTTGTAGGTAGCACTGCTGAGTTGAATAAGTTAATTAAGAATATGGCTAAAGGAGAATAATATGGCATTACCGATGATGAGTGCACCGACCTATACAATGGTCGTGCCCTCGAGTGGAGTGAGTGTGAAGTTTAGACCTTTCCTTGTAAAAGAGGAAAAGGCACTATTAATCGCACAACAGAGTGAAGATGTTGGTGTTATGATTCAAACCCTAAAGGGAATCATTAACACTTGTGTATTAGATAAACTAGATGTTGATAAACTGGCGACATTTGATCTTGAGTATATGTTTACTCAAATTAGAGCGAAGTCTGTTGGTGAAATTATTGAGTTAATATTCCCATGTGATATCGACCATGGAGAAGATAACGAAAAGGCTAGAGTTAAGGTTTCTATTGATTTAACTACATTGATTGTAGAAAAAGATCCAAATCATAACAATAAGATTAATCTTTTTGGTGATGTCGGAGTCGTTATGAAATATCCAACTATGGATGTTATGAAACGATTAGAAAATCTTGATGCAAATGAC